GAGCATACCGTAGCGCAGGTATGGGTTAATCAGTAATGTCTAATCCTGCTAAGTTTATGGAGCCAGGTACTAACGCACCTGACTACAGAATAGGTAAAGATAGTTCTGGTCCTCCTAATAACTGGCGTAGGCAAACCCCACCGGCAGGAGAAGATGGTACGGTACCTGATTTACGCTTAACTATAACAGATCAAACTGATGTAGTAACAGGGCCAGGTGTAGATGTAACGCATCCGGTCTATCCGTCAACATTTGATATTCCAGATAGTGAAATGGGGTGAATGATTTAAATGCCTGCTAGTATGAATATTGACCAGGCCAAAGGCAAGAATGCGTCTGGTCCTATTACTAAGCATAGGTTCGTTAAGTTAGATACCGCAGCAGCAGATGGTGAAAGCGTTTTACAGTGTAATGCTGCTGGTGAGGCAGCGTATGGCGTTGCGTTATTTAGTGCATCTGCTATTGAAATTGCTCGCGGTAAGGGTGCTAGTGTTGTTACCGATGGTCGTATGATTGTAGAAGCTGGTGGTACAGTAGCATTAGGTGATCCGATTGCTACAGATAACATCGGTCGTGCTGTAGTTGCTGCTTCTGGTAATCACGTTCTTGGTCGTTGTGATGAAAACGCTGGCGCTGCTGGTACTCAGATTTCCGTTTATCTCGATAACGAGGGAGTGCTGGCATAATGTATGATCCTGGTGATCTTTACGTTGATCCTATCTTAACTCAGTTAAGTGTTGGATTTCAGGAACAGAACATTTATGGTCTTAGGTTAGCTCCTGAGACTCCGGTTCGTACTCAGTCTGCTCGCTTTCGTGTATTCGATAGGAGCGATTGGTTAATTCATAGATCACGCCGTGAGCCTGGTACTGAGGCTAACGTGGTCGGAGCGCGTAAGTGGAGTGAGGATTCGTTTAAGACTCAGGAGCATTCGTTAGCTGCTGAGATTTATGACGAAGAGCGTCAGGAGTTAGTGTCGCAGGGTGGTTTAGCTGATCCTGTGTTCGGTGGTGCATTACAGATTGATCCCGAGGGTGATGCAGTTACATACATCACTCGCTCGATCATGTTAGAGCATGAGCAGAAGGTGTCGAGTGTCTTTAGGAATGCTGCTAACTATCCGGCATCCCATACGGTTACGTTAACGTCGGGTGGTACGGGTACTCAGTGGTCTAACTATGCACTTGCTACTGCTGGTGATTCTGGTACTGCATACAGTAATCCTGTCGCTAACCTCAAGGCTGCTATGCAGAGGATCTACCTCGATACTGGACGTTATCCTAATACGTTCATTATTCCGTTCGACGCAGTTGGTGTAATTGAGAATCACCCGCGCTTAGTTTCTCGATTCCAGTATACTGCTGTTACAGATAACGAGGCTTGGAAGCAGCTTCTTGGTTTGCCTGCTGAGGCTACCAATAACCTCAATATCTTCGTCGTTGACAGCCGCTTCAATAACGCTGATAATGTCGATGCAGTTGAGAACATTCAGACGTTTTGGGGAACTGATGTTTGGTTAGGCTTAGTTGATCCTCAGCCTGGTCAGAAAACTAAGACGTTTGCTAAGACGTTCGCACAGCTTTATCCTTCTGGTGATACTCGCCCGTCTGATCGTTGGCGCGAAGAGAATCGTAAGACGGATATGGTGCGTAGTTCTTATAAGTACGACGTTAAGGTTATTTCTAGTACGGCAGGGTATTTGTTCAAGACCGCTGTCGCGGCATTAAGCTAAGGAGGATGAATATGGCAGATACGATGTATGCATGGTCGCCTATTCATTATCACGAAGATGATAAGAGCGGCTTGAAGGTTATTAAGCCTGGTGAACAGGTGACGCAGGAGCAGTTAGGTGTAGATGATGATGCTTGGAAGGAAATGGTCGAAGGTGGTTCTATTAGGCCGCAGAAGTGGCCGAAGGGACTTGATCCTACTAATCCTAATTCATTATCTCCGAATGAACACCGTATGCGTCAGCTACGGTTAGAGCGTGAGAAGTTAGAGTTAGAAATGGCAGGAGTTGGTGGTAGTGCTGTTGCAGAAGAGAAGAAGGAACAGCAGCAGCAGCAGGGTAATGGGCAGCAGGGTAACGGACAGCAGAATAGGTAATGGCACAGCTACTAGCAAGTGAGCAGGATATTAACGCATGGCTTCCAGATGATAAGTTGGAGGCTAATGATGCCAACACTGATAAGTTCCAGATAGAGGCGTGGCGGTTAATTCGTGGTCAACTTGCTAGTAGCTTCCTGCCTACTACTTTAGCTAGTTGGATTAGTCCTACAACTACACCAGATCAGATAAGATCAATTGCAGGTAGATTAATTGCAGCATATCTCTATCGGAAAGTTTACTCCGAAGATGGAACATCTATTCCGCCATATGCTCAAGAACTATACAACGAAGCAGTTGCAATGCTTATCTCAATTCGATCTGGTGATTTAACTGTATTAGACGTAGACGACAATCCCATCGAAGCTAATCAGATGGGATTGTCTGCGACAGATTTCTACCCCAATGACTCAGCAGATGGACCATACTTCACTATGAGTCAAGCATTTGGTTAATATGAAGTATTATGCTATAGGAAGTTTGGCAGCAATAGCCATTGGGTTAGTAGCTTACTTTGTCTGAAACTTTCACTATACTTGATGATGGTGAAACCCTCATTACGGGAGAATGGGCACCGTCTGTTGATGATCTGTCATTAAGGATGCTTGCGTTAGCAGATGCTTACGATGATATGATGGCTCCATTGTTAGCATCAAGACAAGCAGCGATGGATGCAACAGAGGCACACTTTGATAGTGAATCTTCTCCCGATGGTGTACCGTGGCCTGCGTTAAATGAAGATTACTTAGCTAAAAAGGTTTCAGCAGGATATCCAGAAGATGAGATACTTGTCGCAACCGGAACAGGTAAAGATCGAGCAACAAGCACAGGTGCATGGTTCATATCAGAAGATGCATTATGGTTCGATGCAAACGCTTTACCCGCTTATATGGCGTATCATCAAGCTGGTACTAGCGGATTGACACCTGAACAGCACGGAGTTTTAAGCAAGTTACGAAAAGGCGAACCAATTACAATCAAAGAAGCTGGTATAGCTGTAGAGGCAAGTGGTGGAAGAGGCCAAAACCTTCCACAGAGAGAGTTCATCGGATTCGGTGAAATTGATACTCTCGTATTTGAAGATATCTGGAACACTTGGTTCGCATCACAGATAGTTGAAGAATTCCCGTCTGGTGGAACTAATTTTGGTGGACTGAGTATCTCTAACTTGACTGGCTTTAACATGCTTGGTGAGTTCCCGATCATAGGTCATACTGGTAGGGGTCAGCCTATTCTAAGAACACCGCAAGGCCCAAGATTTGGTAGAATGTAATGCCAGTCGCTACTACACCCACTACAATAACTAGGCCAGAAGAGTTAGTTGAGTTCTTGGCTGATATGTTTATGAAGAGTAGTTTAGGTTTCGGTTACGTCGCTAAGTACGACGAGAAGTTAATCCCGAAGTATCCAGCAGTACATATTCAGGCAGCCAATTTCGATAAAACACTTCATAGTTCTTCAACCTTTCTTATCGGAATGCGCGCCGCAATTCACGTATTGCATGGCGATATGATGCAAGATCGTCAGACACGTAACTACGAGGATCTACGATTAGCTACTAAGGTCGTCGATTTTCTAGAAGCTGATATGACGTTAGGTATGCATGTTATTCATGGTTTCGTTGAAGGTGAAGTTCCCGGCGTATTACCACCTAGAGTTACAAAGGGAGAAGCAATAATAAGTACAAGGTTAAACTGGTTTGGTATTTCTCAAAGGAGGTTCAAGTGAGTTATACACTTACGTATGAGCATCCTCAATTCCCACAGGATTATGAATTTGGAATTAATAATCTTGGTCTTGTCAAAAACGGTGGAAGCATCGAAATTGATGAAGATGTGGAGAGAATGTTTATGGCTTCGCAGGGTAGGACTATTGAGGCTGCTCTTGCAACAGATCCCTTTGTTACTTTAAGTGGGTCTAGCGCATTATCCCAGGAAGAAAGGGATTCTCTTGTTGTTGACAATACTGATAATAGTTCTGATAGTGCTGTTGGTATTAGCGATAATGAGAGTGTTGTAGCTGATTCAACAGAACCGCCCCCGAATGAAAGCGAAACAACTAAGGATAATGAGGGGGTGAATAATAATGGCTGATGTTGATATTGGTGCCAATGATGCTGTATGGGTTGGCTTAGAAACTACATATGGTACTCCTGTCGATCCTACAGATTCGGGTGTTGGAGTATGGATGCCCGTCTTAGATGAGGCACTTGTTTATGCTGAGACGAAGTATTACAGTCCTCAGGTTAGACAACAGTCTATGGTGAGTTCTGTCGTTCCTGCTCCGTATCACGTTGAGGGACCACTTCACTTTGAAGTTGATGCTAACTATCTTCCGTACCTTTTGTACGCAAGTCGGCATACTGTTACTAAGACTGGTACAGGCCCATACGTTTATAGTGCAGTACCTACAGGGTTAGGTGCAACATATCCTGGTGGAACCGCTAGAGGGCTTTCAATCTTAGTTATTCGTAACGGTGTCAACTTCCTTTACAGTGGTTGTGTAATTGGTGAGTTCGCATTTACTTTGAATAATGGTGTTTTGGAGTGTACTGCGACGGTCTTAGGTCTTGCTGAGCAGGATGCAAGTGGTGCAGCTACTACATCGTGGATTGATCCTCAGCTATTCGGTGCAGATGCTCATAGTATTTATGTTGATGCAGCAGGTCTTACCCCCGCATTCGCAGCACTTGACGTTAACTTCAATGGTTACACTATGACTATCAATCATGCTGCTGAGGCAGTTAACAACATCAATCCCGCTAGGTCTGCTAACTTCATCAAGTATGGTGTTACGGAGGCAACTCTTACTACGACACTAGACTTCGTTGATAAGACTGAGTACAATAACTTCAAGGCTAGTACGTTACGTTCTATTAAGTTGGAGTCTAACCGTCCTGGTGGAGCAGGTAGCACGTTTGCTGCTTCAACTGAGGCAGTTAGAATCACGAACTATCGTACTGCGTATGATGCTTACACCGTTAGTACAAGAGGTATGGCTGATCTGGTAAGTGCAGATGTTACAATGCGCTCTCTTGCTATCAGCGGTGGAGCAGGCTACAAGATCGAATGTAAGTCACCAGTTAATATTACGTAGTTTTACCGAAGGAGAGAGAATACAATGCCTGTCGCAACAATTGATCCTAACAAGAGTGAGCGGTTTGAATTAAAAACTGCTCCTGCTGATCCTAACGATCCAACTGACGAAAACGGGTTCGTCGTTCTCAGAGCTTTACCTTACGGCATGAAGTTAACTCGCCGTGACAAAGCAACGAGGATGATGATGAAGCAACAGCCTACGAATTCGGGTAAAAGGCGTGGTAGTGCATCACCCTCTCCCGATAGCACTATCGAGCTTGAATCTATGAATGAGTGGGCTGTTGCTTTTGATTTCTCTAATTGCATCTTGGATCATAACTTAACGGATCAGAATAAGCAGAAGCTCAACTTCTCTAATTCAATGGCTATCAAGACTCTTGATCCAAAGGTCGGTAGCGAGATTGAGAAGTTAATCAACAATCTCAATGAAGATGAAGACGAGTTGATGTTAGATGATTTTCCGCCGCAGTTGAGTCCATTATCAACGGACGAGGGGAAAGCATCTCAGGAGGATGGGAACGACCTATCTACGGAGAAGATGGAAACGCTGAAAGAAGCCTAGATGGAAATGTAATTACTCGCAAAGTAGATCAGTCTGTAGTTGAACTAGCAGGAACGTGGGTACAGATTGCATCTATTTGTGAACGTCTCAGCGTTCTACCCTCCTGTGGAGCACTTTATGACCAAGACCCGCGAGATATTGCAAAGTTGTTAATAGTGTTTAATAAGCTAGACGAGAAAGCAAAGGCTGACTTAGAAAAATAATGCCTGGTGCATACGAACTCAATCTAATTCTCAGAGGTCGTAACTACCTCTCTAATGACTTGCGTAAAGCAAGTGCAGACATACGCGGCCTTAGTAGAGGAAATGCACTATCTAGTCTAGCTAGCCAGCGTTCTCAGCTAAGTATCAATGCACAAAGATTAGCTACAACAAAGCAGATAGCTCAAAACGAGCAGCAGAGTATTCAGACAGGTTCCAGGCGTATAGCATTAGAACAAAGAGCAGCTAACCTGTTAGATAAGCAGCAAATCGCTACTACGAAACTTCGTGATGCGAACTTAGCATTAACTGCATCACAAGAAGCTCAGGTAGCCAATGCCTCTAAACTAGCAGAAGTGAATGCATCGTTAGCAACAAGACAAGATATCGGATCTATGAACTATGCAGCGTTGCGAGAAAATCAACAGAAGCTAATTCAGGTAGATCAGGAGTTAATAACTGAACAAGTTAGATTAGCTGCGTCTGCGGAAGATGCAGAAGCCGCAGTAGCTAAATTAGGTCTAGCTGAACAGAAGTTAGCTGCTGATACTACTAGAGCAGCACAAAGAAATGCTGTCTTAACAGATAAGATAAATACAACCTCGGTTGCTCTTGACCTCAATTCTAAGAAGTTAGCTGAGAATGAGTTAGCTACTGAGAGAGCTTCTTCTAGATTAAATCAGTATGGACTAGTTGCAGAGCATGTAGGCCGGACGTTTCAGACGTTCGGCCTTATTGCTACTGCGGCGGCAGCAGGCGCAGCATTTACAGCTAGTAAGTTTAGCACAGGTGGAGTATTAGCTGCAACGCAGTTAGCAAATGCAGGAAGTAATAGTCCTGCACAACTCCAAAGAATTGGTGCTAACGTCAATTCACAGTTGCTCAAGTTTATGGCTTCTGGACAGTCTGTGTCTAGTGCTGCTGATCTACAGACTGCTGCATATAACATTCCTTCTGGTATTCCTTCATTACGCGGTGACAGCAATCAAAAGGCGAAAGAGACTATCGCCTTAATAAAAGAGTTTAATCAGGTTGCTAAAGCCAACTATGGCCTCGTTGATCTTAACGGCGTAACGAATGCCGGTATCATCTTAATCAATACATTCGGTACAAGCATTGGCAGATTACCGCATGAGTTCGATGTTATGCAATCTGCTGTCAACCGAGGTAAAGTTACATTAGGTGAGTTCGTGTCAGGACTATCGCAGACGGCGCCTGCTGCTAAGGCTGCTGGATATAACTTCGATAGTATGGCATCTGTTCTTTCCTTCCTTTCTGGAAAGCTCCCACAGTATACAAGGGTTGCTGTTGGTTATGCTAGAGCATTAGAGCTATTCCAGAACAAGAAGTTTGAAGATTACATGAAATCTAAGGGCGCGGCTATTACCGATCTTACTGGTAAGCTGCTGCCGTACAATCAGATCATTCAGCAGATATTGAAGGTTGATCCTAGCCTTGCAAAAGCGGGTAACTTAATTTCCTTCCTGAAAACTGCTAGTGGTGCTAGTGGTTTCATGCAGGCTCGTCGTGTTCTAACTGTTTCCTTGCAGGATCAGGCTGGACTAAATAGAGCAGTACAGCAAGTACCACAGAATGCTCAGGGATTGGTAAATGCTTCTGCTACTGCATTGAGTCAGACTGGTGCAGTTAAGTGGAAAGAATTAACTACACAGCTGAAAGCTTTTGCAATAGTTATTGGTCAAGGCGTAATACCTGTATTCCAGAAATTAGCTACTCCACTAGAAGCTGCTGTAAAATCATTCAATCAGCTTAGTCCTAGCACACGTCACTTAGTAGGCGAAATAGCTGCGTTTGTAGCTGTCGGAGCATTACTCGGTGGTACACTCTTAATGATAGTCGGTGGCCTAGCTCGCGCCGTGTTATCTTTGAAGACATTGAGAGGAACTAGAGCAAGTGGACTATTAGGTGCAGAAGCCGGGTTTACGTCAGCAGGTGTGGCGATGAAGTTAGGTCTACTTGGAGCTATAATCATTGCTCTACCACTATTAGTAAAATACCACTCGCAGATTCTTAATCTAATAGGTGGACTTAAGGGCTTAGCATCCATACTCTCTGGATTAGCTACCGCATTTGCTCTAATCAAGTTAAGTAATTTTGCTTTAGGATTAGATGCCTTAACATCTTCTGCATCCAGAACTGAAACTGAAATGATACAGCTTCGCAAGACATTATTGTTACTTAAGGCTATAGGTACAATTGCAATTGTGTTGTCATTCATTCCGAAAAGCAGTAAGGGTCAGACGGTTCTCGATAGAGAAGGAATGGGTGCATTAGGAAAACTGCCTGTAATTGGTGGATTAATTACACAGTCTGCGAATGTTGGAAATGATATAAGAAAAGTAATTGGCAGAAGTGATCTGACAAAGAGTACTGCCTTAGCTCAAGGCAATATTGCTCAGATGAATAAAGTGATAGCTAACCTTGAAACTTTAAGACCACCCGGTTGGTTAGCACAAGTTGCTGAGCTTGAAGGTATAATAACCAAGCTAAATAAGAATACGTCTGGAATGGCGAATGATCCATTACATGATGTATTCTCGCACCCAATAGTTAAAGGTGTAACTAGAACAGGCGCTCCCCCGCCGTTTACAGATGCAAACGTAACAGCAGCAGCTAAGAATATTGCGAAGTTAGATGAGTTAGCTGATAAGAATCCAACTATTGCAAACTATGAAAAAGCTGCTGCTGCGCTCAAAGACCTACAAAGCAAAGCTGGCGCAGATCAGTTTGCTGCTGCACAACAGCTTATTAGTGCGCTTGAGTCTGCACAGACAAAAGCAGATAATAAGCAGATAAGCGCAGCAAAGAAGAAGCACAACAAGTTATTAGCAGAAGAGAAGAAAGCTGCCGCTGAAAGATTGCAGGCGCTTAAGGATGCTGAGAGTAATGTCAACTCTATGTACGATAGCATCCTCTCACAGAATCAGTCAGTGATGGGACAGTTGTTTAGTGGGCCTTATACACAAAGTCCTACGGTTCAGAATAGATTGCAGTATGGTGGTCAGTTAACTGGTTCTGATTACCTAAAGGATCTTAAATCACAGACTAGTCAGTTTAGGACATTTTACTCACAGATAGGCAAATTGCAGAAGCGTGGCGCACCACAGGAGTTAGTGCAGCAATTGATACAGGCTGGCCCGAGTGCGCTTCCTGCAATTAAGGCATTATCTAGCATGGGCTCAAAGCAATGGGACAGTTACATTAAGGTGTTCAATCAAGGACAGAAGTTGTTACACAATCAGACGATTAAGCAGCTTACCGAGCAGTTGAAGGATTATCGCAAGTACGGTAACAAGATTGCTTTTCAGATAATCTCAGGTATGCGTGATAAGCGTGTTGGTCTAACTGGTGAGTTAAAGAAGTTAATTGAAAATATGTTCGGTGTCTCGGTTCCCGTCGTCCACGGAGCAAGCACTACAAAGACTCTAGCCGACGCTGGAAAGGTCGCTAAGGCCCACGCTGCTACTAAGGCAGCATCGGCCTACACAGGCTCTACAACCCATTCTAAGCCCGTCATAGGGACTGGCACGAGGACGACGCAGGGAATTATCGTTAACCACAATTATAACGTAACTGCACCTACGAGTGAACACGCAAGCGTTAAGGTACAGTTGCGTCACGCTGAATTCGCTCGTAAGACTAAGATTGGTATAAATCCATGATTGATAAGTTTGATTTCACAAACGCTGAGACAAGCGTAGTATATAGCTTTAACAACGATATTGCTGGAATGACAGACCTAGATATAAGTGTAACTCAGCGCGCAGATTTATCTCGGACGAAAATGCAACAGCATGGTATTTGGCCTACGTTCACCTATCGTGGAGAAATGGAGATTCACGTAGAAGGTGATTTAATTGCGGCTGATTCCGCTGACTACGTAACTAAGCGATTAGCGTTAGCTGCTGCATTGTTTGGTGATCCTACTTTACTAACTCCCACAGTCAGGAAGAATGGTAGTCTCGATATCTTAATGACTGGCATGACTGAGGACATTGGATGCGACGTAATCATAGATGCATTCTCTGCGCCGCAGGTAGGTGGCTATGCATCCTACAGTAAATATCTAGTTACATTTAAGAGTCCAGATCCGTGGTTCGTAGGACTTACTAGTGGAACGAAATACTACTGGTCATAATGACGATCTTTACAGATGCAGCTACTATTCCTTCACTTGCAGCCGCTACAGCTAACGAGGTTGCTAGTTATATTGATGCCGCTTCTTCTAGTTCAGTTACTACATTAATCAGCTCAGAAGGTGGCCCATATTCTGACAGCGCCTCTTTTTCAATTATTACTACCATTCCTGTGGGGGAATTTGAATTCTTACACCCGACAGGATCATGGGGCGTATTCGATACAGACGATGGTATGATTTAATGCCTACAATAACAGCAGACGGTATCTACTATGTTGATCTTGGGTCTGATCCAACTTTCGTTGGTGGTAGTTTTGTCAGTGCATATCCAGAAGGTCTACAATTCGACGATATGATTAAAGGTGTCGGTAACTGTAGCTTCGCTATCAGTTTTGCTGCTAAAGATCAAGATGGTGCTACCGTCGTTAGTACCAATGATTTCGTTGGTCCATACAGATCATATTACAGGTTACGATACGGTGATGTAGCTATACAAGCTGGCCCTATCGTAAGCACCAATACTGTACTCGGTAGTGACTTCATGGGAATAGCTGGTAAGACTTGGGAGCATTTGTTAGAGAGATGGGAGTATCCGTTTGATGGTCGTCCCACAAATGTCAACGATTACGTATTCCCGACTTCTTTCCAGAATGATGAGTTGACTGGAACAGGTGTGGTAACTCCACCTGGATTAGTTTATCAGGCTAGTAACCGGGACTTGATTAGGATATTCGGTGACTTGTTCAGTCAGGTACAAAATGTTCCTGAGAGAATCACTTTCGACATTAGCTCGTTGACTGGTCTATCTGGTGTCAAGACTAATTATCAGTTAACTCTTGGTGACAACGCTAAACTATTCCAGATCATAAGTGATTTGTCTGAGATTGGTGATGGATTCGATTGGTGGATTAGTCACGATATGAAGGTTTTGTGGGCAACTCCATTTAGATTCGGTAATCAATCTTCACCCGTTATTACATACACGTTCGATGGTTCAAGCGCAGTACCTAGCAATCTACAATTCACTAATAATGGTCCTGCTGCAACACATATAAATGGTCGTGGCGCGGGGCTAGCTACTGCAACAACTTTAAGTAGATCATTCGGGTATGCTGCCGCACAAGCACAATTTAGTAGGTTAGACGGAAGCTATGACTTTGGTGATGTACGCAATGTAGACGAGCTTATAGCAAGAACGAAGAAACAGTTTTCTAATGACTTAAATCCTCAACACGATATCCCTCTAAGTATTGATCCACTGAGGATATCTAATTTCTGGTCTACATTCCGTAAGGGACGTGCGATTTACATTGATTACGAAATGATCGCACATCGTATTGATTCGCCACATCAGATGATTAGCTATGCTGCAACCGTCAACAACGAAGGTACAGCAAATGTAGATTTTACTCTACAGCAGATTTATGATACATCGTCACTAGTGGGGGTTGCAGAAGGATGACAGATATTGAAATACTGCTAGAACGTATCAAAAAGTTAGAGAAGCGCGTTGCTCGATTAGAGAGCAATGCAGCACCTACGGTACCTATCTACGATGCTACGAACTTCCCGCAAGATGCTATTGAAGGGCAAATAGTAATAGCTACTAGCTGAGATATGACCAGTAAATTACACAGATACAAGGACGGTGCTTGGCAGCCAATGTCTGCTGCTGACACGCAGATATTTTACGACGACGCATGGCATAATCCTTGTGCTGGTCCTAAAACTGTTTATCATCGTCAGAACGGAGAATGGGTACCATTCCCCTGTCTAACAGGTGGAGTATTGTATTCCATGACACACGAAAATATATATCCTGATGGACCATTTCCTACAGAATATACAGAGTATACTTTTCTTGCTGTAGCTGATACTACTACGCAGGACAGAATAATTAAAGAAGATCCATTCCACGATCAGGCATATGCATGTTGGAGTCCAGACTACTCCAAAATAGTTTTTATGCGTGCTGATATTACGCAAATTAGTTCTGGTAGTTGGCCCTTTGACGATTTAACTCCACCTATACCAACATCAACCAGTGAACCTAAATATTCTCTCTGTATTATAGATGCAGATGGATCAAACGAAACAGTTTTAGTTGAAAACATTTTTTCTGATGCTAGTACTATATCTCCCGATGGAACTATGGTTGCGTATACTGGACACAATGCAGATCATTCTACTCATTATGATCCATATGATATAAGAGTAGTAAATATAGATGGGTCTGATGATAGACAGGTTTATATTCATGCCGATCGTACAAGTACTTTGGACGTAGATCACGCATCTCGAATTCCTACATGGACTGAAGATAATCATTTAGTTGCATATCATATAGAAAAAAATTTAACTATTTCTGGAAGCCCCATATCTCTTCTAGAGATGAGAAAGTATAATCCTGCTGATGGTC